AAACTAAAAGATATTAGGGATTAGGGCCAAATGCTCCAGGAGTACCGATTGTTCCAGAGAAGCCGTTATTTGTTCTGTTTGTTAAGCGCCAGAATTGATAAGCAATAGTTGCTTGAACAGTTGAAATTGTTCCATTGTCCTTAACATCGTATGCAGTGTCAGCAAGAGACTGAACATAAGAACCGAATAAGGTATATTCTCTCGTAGGTGCACCACTCTTGTCAAGCAACCAAAGAATTACATCACTTCCCTGTGCAGGTGTTGCGTAAGTTCCAGTGGTAGTACTATCACTGAATGTGTTGAAAGTACTAGCTTCAAGTATATCTCTAATTCTATAACTTTGGTCACAGCGGAAAGTTACATTGTAACCTGCAGAACCAGGATAGGAAGCGGTACCAGGAACGTTAAACTGAAGACCCATGTAAGGAACTTGGATGTTGTTAATCGTACGACCAGGAAGAGAAGCAGTTTCAACATAAATCAAGTCTCTAACTGGATCTAAATTTAAGTTTCCAAATTTGACTAATTGGAATTGAAATAGACGAGCAAAGTCTTGTTGCTGAGCTGTTCTGTAGAATGTTTGGATGTTGTTTGCCATATGATTATTTAATCGTTATTAGATGAGTTCTTGGAAGTTTTGTCCAGTACGTGTTGCGATAAAGTTAACTAAGATGAACTCGGCTGTTCTTACAGGCTTCAAGTAAATATCAACAATAAGTTGATTTTGATCAATGATGTCTGGAGTATTGTTTCGTTGGTCTACTACGATCAGATAGTCATAAAGACCTTCTGTGTTCTTAGCAAAGTCGAAGACTGGAGTAATAGTGTTCTTCAAACGAGTTCTTGTGAAATCCGTATTGGGTTCAAACACAAAGTACTTTAAGGATCTCTGAACAGAACGCTCAAGAGACAGGAAGAGTCTTCTTACATTAATTCTGTCAAAAGCTGTTGGCTTTGTCTGGAGTGTCTTCTGACCGTATATTGCATAGCCATCTCCATTAAAGAATACTACTGGGTTTGCAGCAATTTCGTACAATCTGTCTCTTTGCTTTTGATTTGGATTGAGAGCGATGTCTATTGCAGTAAATGTTCCACGGTTGAGTCCACCTGGAGCAGACCAAGGCTGTGCAACTTGATCGTTTCTAGCAAATACTGCTGCAGCATAGCCTGAGAAAGGAACCCATACATTTCTATTTGTGAAAACATCATTTACCTTTACCCAGTTAGCGTAAGCGGCAGCATAGTTTGAACTGGACTGTCCAATCTGAGTCTTAAGATTATTGAATATTGTTGTAAATGTACTATCGCTCTGATCGATAACTTTGCTGTCGTTACCGCTGACGAAAATTTGTCTGGAAGGATCGACAATTGCAACACAATCTTTTCTTGTGTTTTGAGCAAAGTTGACAAGTTGGTTTGCTACAGCTGTCCAGTACTGGTTAAGGGCAGATACATCAGAGACAAACAGTTTTCCATTTGTTTCGAAGGAGGATACTCCTAAAACTTGCGTTGTTGAATAAATTGTAGAAAGTCCAGCATCAACGATAACGTCAACTGTTGTGTTTTCTGTGGATTCGATTGTACGAAGAGCCTTGTCAAGCTTCTTAGTAACGTCACCGATAACCTTTGTTGTATCAAGGTCAGCTACGACTGGTACATAAGTTCCGAGAGGGAATAAAGCCTTGGCACTAGAATTAACACTAAGCTGGGCTCTTGAACCTGTACTTGTATTATACCACTTAGCTGTAGATACTGATGGATTAATATATGCTTTGATTGTTGAAGAACCTGTATTGACAGTTTCTTCTAAGAAAGCATTTGCAAGAGTTCCACCTGTTGGGCTTGTTTGGAGTCTTGTGGAGTCGAGTGAGCCTGTGAACTTTTCAACATTAATAATCGAAAGTAGGTTTGCATCAACAGTTGAGCGACGAACCTTGAACACCCCCAATGAAGCGTGATCAGAATATTCGTTTGTACCAAAGTCATAAAAGCCTGCCTTTTGTAATCCTTCTGAAACGCTTAAAACTCCTCTGTCACTATCAATGTCTGTTGCTGATAGTTGGAAATCAAGTCTGCTTGTCGATGCATCAGATGCTGTTGCTAAAGTTGTTTGCACACCGTTTGCAGAGAGTGTGTTGATCTTTGTTACAGAATTATAATTTACTGAATCCCCAGAAAGACCTAAGTTGCTAGCAAAACCAACATAGTAACCTTCTCCAAGCTCGTTAATGGATGTCTGAAGATCGTTAAGAACGATAAGACCGGCAGTTACTTGATTTTGTGCTCCGACAGCGCTGAACCCTACGGTTGAAGTAAGGGCCGATGTTGCTACCCAAGTAAAGTTGCCCTTTTGGATTGCTTCGTAAGCTGAAACAGAAAGGGTTTGTACTGTTGGTGCACCAAGTTCCCATTGGACGTCTGAATAACCAACAATAGTGGCTGAGAGAGCGCCAGTACCGGATAGAGGAGTACCTACTCCACTGGAAACTGCTGGATAGAAAAGACCGCTGTAAGCATTAGCGAAACCGTTTCCGGAGTCAGCACCATACGGAAGACGAATTGTTGTGAGAGTGGCTGGAGAGTTTAAGACTTCACGGCAAGTATAATAAAAATAACGTTCAGCTGAAGTAACAGGTGTTCCGTAGATAGACTCAAGTTCACTTACAGAAGTAATGAGAAGAGGTTCTGTGGAAGGACCTTGAGGAGCAAAGCCTGGAACAACAACGCTAGTTCCTGTAGGAAGGTTTGCTCTGAGACTTAAGTCTTTTTCGTTAATTTGTACACCGGGTGAAGAGATTGTCAATGCCATATATTTTACTTATCAATTTTTAGATTATTTTTTTTATGTTAACAGGGAGTTGATTTAGTAATATTTATTTGATTATACTGAAACTGTGCTGTTGTTTCCAGTATTTCTCCGTCTCTGTAAGAATAGTTAATGCCACCAAGTGTTGTGATGAAAGCGTTAGAATAAACAAATTCTGCTACAGTCTGATTGTATTCGTTTAGAGCAAGAATAGAAAGATTTGTTTGGTATTCGGTATTATTTCCCGCCTGTATAATATCCTGCTTGGTTATTTGATCTAAAGGAGTTCCATCATAGTTAGAATATTTTGGATCATTTAGTAAGGCAAGCCACTTCCACAACACGTAGTAATTTTTGTATTCGTTGTCCACGACAAAATTAACTGTTAGAGGAGGATAATTTGGACGAGAATGAGATGAGAAGTTTGCACTCTGTCCACCATATCTAGCTTCAACTGCTGGAATATTAATATCTGGAACAATTGTTCCATACACACTCATTTGTAAGCTCTCAATGTCTAAAGAAGAATCCGTATTGGCTCTCTTTCTTAATAACGATGGAAGTTCTAATACAAGAATAAACTTGTCTTTAGAAGCTCTGTTTAAAGAAGATTGTACTGTAGGATTGCTCATTAGCTAGAAGGAAGAAACGGTGTGAATCCCATACCCATTAAGGAATCCATATCCATATCGTCGTATTGATACTTATCGTATTTTACTTGTTCTTCGGGAGTAAATTCTAATTTAAAAGGACGCTCGTGTGTTTGAATATTATTATCCGGATTTGGATTAGTAATTACTTTGGAGTTTTCGAAATCTAAACTTTTCAATTGAAAATTATCGGGGTTGATAGCCCAATACCCATTTGAAGTAATTTTCATGGGTTTATTTTGTGTATCATATTCAGCAATAGTAAAATATTGCTCGCATAGTTCTGATTCTAAAATGAATAATGACCAGACAAGGGCCATAATCCTATCATCAAAGAAATTATCACTCCGTTTCTTAAAGATACCGTTTGGCTGTCTAACAAATGTTTCGAATTCTGAAATAGTTGTGGGATCATTGATAGCTACTACCTCAAGGTGATTGACCCAATATCTCATGTTCTGAATGCCGTCAAATTTAATATTAGTGTGAGACAAAACACCCATGTTACGAGTTCTGTTGTACTGATCCTTTTCTGAAATCTTTGAATAACATACAATTTTTTCGTATTGATGCTTATAATAAAGGGCGTCAATTACCTGAGCTCCGCAATTGTTTCTTTCAATTAACATTGGAGGAAGTCCCCACGAGCTTCCAATCATACTAAGCTTATTTGCAAAATGGTAAGGCTCGATTGTTGTAGAACCGTATACGGCTACTTGTTTAATGTTTTGGAGGTCCGTTACGTCTAAAACTTGAGCAACAGAAGCAGCTCTTCCAATACCTTCCCCTACGTCCACTCCAATGACATACAAATTATTTTGGTTTGGGTATTCGTAAACGATATATTCTTGATCCTCTGAAGTCCATATAGCTTCTTTCTTTTCTCTTTTAAATTTTTCAATAACGGATGCTCCGACAGCTGAAGATGCATCATCTAAAAATTGATTGCCAAACTCCTGATTGAATTTTTCTTCAGATCCACCAAGAGCAGAGATCATGTCTTGCTTCCACTCTTCGTCTCTTCCTGGGATTTCCCACCAATCAATTCTCTCAGCCTTCCAACCTTTCATTGTTCCCTTTTCTGCCCCCGAAAATATTTCATAGAATTTATTTCCGATGCCATTGGGTGTAGATACCATTAGAATTTTAGACTTTTTGCCGGAAGAAATTGATGGAATAACCGAAGACCAAAACTCTTCAAGCAAGTGAGGTTCGATAAAGGCTGCTTCATCGATAGCCAACGCGTTAAGAGTGTCACCACGAATAGAAGTAGCAGTTGTAGTTGATACAATTACACTAGAATCGTTTCCAAGAGTCATTCCTGTCTTACCATATTCTTTTACACCAGGCTTAATATAATTTGGTAATTGTTCGTACGCCATTCTAATACGTTTAAAAATATTAATCGCTGTGGTTTCTTTGTTTGCTACAATAGCTGCTCTGTGATCATCATGAAAGCAAGCCATCCATAACACAAAAATGGTTAAGATGGTCGATTTGCCACTCTGTCTCGACTGCATGAGAGCTGTAAATCTATTATTTACGAGAGATAATAAAGCTCTTTTTTGAGCATCATATAATTGAATTTTTTGCTTTCCGTTGTCAAGAGTTACAATGTAGAAGAAATTTTCCGCAAAATAAATAATATCTTCTTTGCATTTCTGCAAGTCAATAACCATGTCTGCAGTGAACTCGTACTCAGCTCCAGCGACAGG